CCGAAGCCCTTGAGGTGCGTCTCGGGGCGGTAGTAGTCGTCGCGGTAGACCATCATCACGACGTCGGCATCCTGCTCAAGCTGCCCGGATTCCCGAAGGTCGGCGAGCATGGGGCGCTGGTCGGTCCGGTTCTCGGCGCCGCGGTTCAACTGGGCCACAGCAAGCACCGGCACGGCGAACTCCTTGGCGATCGCCTTGAGGCCCCGCGAGATCGCGGAGACCTCCTGCAGGCGGCTTTCGGCCCGATGGCTCATCAACTGCATGTAGTCGACCACGACGAGCCCCAGGCCACGCTTACGGCGGATGCGGCGCAGCTTGATCCGCATCGCCGAGAGCCCGATGGCCGCGGTGTCGTCGATCAGCAGTTTCGCCTCGCTCATGTGCTTGAGCGCAGCAAGCCGGTCGGTCAAGGACTGGTGCCAGCGCAGGGAGCGCACGCCCAGCTCGCGGCGGCTCATCTCCAAGGCGAAGTACGCGACGGTGTGCTCCCGGCTGGCGTGCTCGGCGATACACCAGGCCAGCGCGGATTTCCCCATGCTGGGCCGCCCGGCGATGATGACGAGCTGCTCGGGCTGCAACCCGCCACCGCACAGCATCGCGTCGAGCTTGCCGTACCCCGTGCCGATGCCGGCTGTCCGGTCGCTGTCCAGCCAGTCCGCGGCCTCGTGCGATATCAGGTGCAGGGTTTCGGGCTCGCGCTGCTCGTGCATGGAGTCGGCATCCAGCACGCCCAAGACCTTCGCCTCGGCCTGCTCGGCGGCTTCTGCGGCCTCGATGCCTGGCTGGCGGGCAAGCTCGCCGATGTCGGTCGCCGCGGCTGCCAGACGGCGCAGGATCGCGCGCTCCCGGACGATGGTCGCGTGGGCACGGACGTTGACCGGCGACGGCGCTGCGGCCGTCATGGCGCCCAGCATCGCCAGTCCGCCCATGTCCTCAAGCTGCCCGGCTGCCTGCAGGGCGTCCGCGACGGTGATGACGTCGGCCGGCTTGTTCTTCTCGATCAGCCGGGAGACTGCAGCCCAGACCTGCCGATGGTCGGCGCGGTAGAAGTCCTGCTCGCCGATCAGGTCGTACACCCGGTCGTAGGCCGAGTTCTGGACCATGATGATGCCCAGCACCGCACGCTCGGCGTTGATGTCGGCGGGGATGCGGTCGACGTCGATCATGCGAGCCCCTGCTCCGTTTCCATGCTGGCGACCTGCTCCGCCGACCGCTCGCGGATGAGCTTGCGCATGCGCTCCTGCTCCGCGTGTGCCTCGGGCCAGTCCATGCGCAGGGCGTGCTGCATCATCTGCTCCCGGGCCTCTGCGATGGCCTGCTCGCGTTCGGTGTCGGTCATCGCTTGTTCCACGGCCTGAACTTCAGGAGGTCGCCGACAGCCGGCCACGTCCCGGTGAACTGTATGGCCCGGTCGTCAATGGAAACCAGCGCGGGCGGCTTGAACCACGGCCACGAGATTTCGCGCACGACCAGATCGGCGGCATGGGCGCACTCGTCCGGCCACGGATCGGCGAAGGCGGTGCGGCCTACACGGTCAAGCCACCATTGCGGCGGCCCGAGGCGCCCATCATCCAGCGCGATCAGGTGCGCCCGTAGCCACCGCTTCATTGCCCGCTTCCCGCCCCACTGATGCGAGCGCGACGAGAAGATGGCGACCTGCGCGTGATCCAGCGCCGTGACGATGAACTCCAGAGCACCGGGAACGGGCGGATCCGGGATGACGGCCGCGCCCTTCCATCCGCTCGCGTAGCTGTGGATCACGCCATCGAAGTCCAGGCAGATGATCGGCTGCGGTCTCTTGGTCACTGTGCCCCCATCATCTCGTCGAGCCTGTCCTGCAGAGCCCTTGCGTACGCCTCGACCTCGTCCGCCCACTGGTTGGTGGGCTGGCACACGGTCCCGGCATCGCAGGCTGGGTTAGCCTGCGGCGGGGCGAGGTGGGCGTCCGTGGTCGGCGCGGTGCAAAACATCACGCTGCGGCCTCCTGGAGAACTGCCGACCTAGCGATGGAAAGCAGGAGATCCCGGAATGCCGGCGGCGTCGCGGATGTCTCGGCTTTCGGCAGGATCGGCAGTGTCTGGTCGAAGTAGCCGATCTGGTGCGAACCTCGAGCCCGCGACCAGTTCAAGGCGGGCGGCGCGGAGTCGCCGTGATAGACCAGCCATGTCCGCTTGGTGGCGCGGTGTCCGTAGGCCGCCTGATTGACCTCGGTCACCCAGTCGCCATCGGTCGTGCGCTGCCAGCCGCTCGGGTAGGGCGCCGGCAATCCGTGGTGCGCGAATGCTCGCGTGAACGCCGGGTGTTCCAGCACGCCGCCCCATGTGCGGACCGCATGCAGAGCCGCGGCGAAGCATCCGCCGTCCTCGTTGATCGTGTAGCCCCAACGCGCATGATTGACCGCGCTCAGTTGGTGCCAGCGGTCGCAGGGCGGATGCGCCACGACAGGCCACGGGCCGGCGTACTTGCGTGCGTCGCGTTCCTCATCCCACGGATCCACGTCGGGGATGCCGTAGTACGCGCCGCCGCGCTGGACGTAGAGAGCCGCTATCACGCCACCCTCCGCAGCGTCTCGACGTCGCGCCTGTTCTCCAGCTCTCTGCGTGCCTTTGCCTGCCGCGTCACGAACGCCCGCGAGTGGTCTACGACGGTCTTGCGGGCGTCCCCGTGCAGCCTGCGGAATTTCAGGCATGCCGGGCAACGCGGACCCACGGCGTACATGCGCGCGGGGAGGTTGGAGCCGCAGGGGCAGGTCATTCGCGGTGCAGCCGGTTGAACAGTCGCCGCACGCAGTAGCTCCTGGCCAGTGATATGCCAGTGATATGCCAGTGATATGCCAGTGAACGCCGCGCCGATCACGAGATTGGTCTGCAGGCCCACCGTAATTCCGACCAGCGGAAACACGACCAACTGACCGACCAGCGCGACGGCGTACCCGATGGCGACGTTAGCCACAGATTCGACGGCAGACATGGCGCGGGATTGGGTCATGCCATCGAACTCTCTGCCGGGATCAGGTCGTCCGTGGTTACGTTGAACTTGTGACCGGCAGCAGCCGCGGCGACGTTCTTACACGATTGTCGGAAATAGCTCAACTTCAGTTCAGCACCCATGCCGCGGCGACCCAAGATCACGGGGCTATAGACTTCCGACCCAACCCCCATGAACGGCGTGAACACCGTCTCCCCAGGGTTTGAGAACAGTTGCACGCATCGGTCAATAACGTCCAGTTGTAGCGGGTGGACGTGTTTTTCGTCCTCGCTGTCTCTCGCCTCGCGGTACGGCAAAACGTGATCTATGCGAATGTCGTCCCACATGCAGTCGGCGTACTGCCGCCAGATCCAGTGCGAAAACCTATTCTCCGTCTGCTTGCCAGTCCACCCCCGATACCGGATCACGTCCGCAGGCGGTTTGCGCTCGCCAGCATAGTCCAGCATGCCCACCGGATGCTGCACCGGCACCGGATTGTCCCCAACCTTGCGGAACGTAAGCAACTGATCGCCGGCAGCGACGCCGCAGTCAATGCTGTCTGCTACCAGCGACGCATGGGCAAGGTTCTTCTGCATCGTCCGCAGCCGAACTGCAAGCGGCTCTTTCCAGATCATGCGCCGGCCCGTGAATCGCCACCCTTCGCGCTCGTGCATGCGGATCACGTCGCCGGGGAAATCCAGATAGCTGTCCGTGCCGCTGTTACTGCGGGGGATGTCCATGCAGTGAACCGCCGTCACTCGGCCCGGCATCGTGATCCGCGCAAGCTCGCGAACGACGAACGCATACTGCTCGCAGAACGTGTCGTAGTCGTCGCAGTTCGACAAGTCGCGGTCGCTGCTGCTGTAGTGGTACAGTCCACCGAACGGCGGGGAGTAGATCGACAGATGCACGCACCCATCTGGCAATCCTTTCATCACCTCCACGCAGTCTCCGTGGTACAGAGCGTACTTGTCCGTGATTACTTGGTCGTGGATAGCCATGCCGGGATCTCCATGTGCTTTTCAAAGCGCGATGCGCGGTCAATGGCTAGCGCCGCATTCATCTCCGCCACCAGATTGGAAAACATCACGTCCGCTTGATCGGCCTTGCGCTGAAGGTTTTTCAGCACTCCGCGCTCGCCTTCCGTGGTAACGATGTCCACAGTAACGGCGCGATCCTGCCCGAACCGCCAGCAACGGCGAATGCCTTGGTAATACTGCTCGAACGAGTGCGATGGGAATGTCACGACGTGGTTGCAGTGCTGGTAGTTCAGCCCCCAGGCGCCGATCTTCGGTTTTGTGATGAGCACTCGCGCACGCCCGTCTGCAAACGCTAGCAGCTTGTCCTCTTTCTTCTCGTCGGAGTCTGCCCCACTTACCTCGATTGCATCCGGGATGACGCGGCGCAGTTCTGCGCCCTCGTCGTTCAGATGGCACCAGACCAGAGCCGGCTGGCCGGTCTTGTTGACCAGAGCGGAGACCTGTTCGCAGCGTTCGCCGATAGTGCGGCGGCGTTCCTCCCGCTGCTCGTCCAGTCCAGCGGCGGGCATCGCGAACAGCATACCGGGCGCAATCGTGTCTGTCGCAACGATGTGCTCGTTCTCGATCAGCGGCGGGAGAATGAACCGCGCATCATCGAATCCAAGGTCGGACGGCTTGCGAATCGCCCGAGCCCATGAGCACACCCACCGCCAGAACGGCAGCTCCGCATGACCCTTCAATCGCCACTTGATGACCTGACCGGCAAACCGACCTTGCGCGCTGTTGTTCAGGTCGTTCTTGAAAAACCGCGACAGCATGTCCATGTGGCCCAGGTATCCAAGGGCCTCGGAGGATGTGCCAAGCTCGGTGAAATCGTTTGGCGCTGCGGTGGCAGTTGCCAGCAGGCGATAGGGCAGCTTGCGCGCAAAGGCCGTTATCGCCCCTCGCGTGGCCCCGCTGTAGCTTTTCAGGATGCTGGACTCGTCGCAGGCGATGCCGACAAAATCCGACGCATTGAACAGGTGCAGCTTTTCATAGTTCGCGATGGTAATCCCTCGATGCGCCGTGCCGTCACGCGACACCTGAGCAGCTATCCCGAACTTCACCGCCTCATCCGCGACCTGTCGCGTCACCGCCAACGGCGTGAGCAGCAGAACATTCCCGCCCGTCTTGCGGCATACGTTCTCGGCCCACACCAGCTCCATCGGGGTCTTTCCTAGACCGCAGTCGGCAAAAATGGCGGCCCGGCCTTTCAGAATAGCCCACTCCACCAGCGACGCCTGAAAGTCAAACAGGAAATCTGGCATCCACACCGGGGAGAATCCGTGTTCCCCATCAATCTGCGCCTTGCGTTGCAAAAAATCTTCGTATCCGTCCATGTCACCGCTCCCCATCACGCCGCTTGACGACGACCTCGGCCCCGCAGGTATTGGCGAGGGCGATGAGGTTGGCCGCGACCGGACACTGCCGGCCGTCGATCCAGGCGCGGATGGCCCCGTGGGCGATGCCGGCCTCGGACTCGATGCGGTAGAGGGGGCGCTTGTCGGATTCCACGATGGCAGCGACGATCTGGGCGGGGGTGGGTTGCATCTAGTCGCCCATCCTGTGCACGCGACCGGCCGGCATGTTGGCGGGCCTGCTGCCCAGCGGCTTGACGGCCATCAGGGCAGCGAAGTCCCACGGCTCGGCGCGGCTGTTGTTGACCTGCACGCGCTCGCGCTCGGGCGGGCTCGGGACGCTCACAAGGGCGTGGTAGAACTGCAGCCCCCTCCAGACCTTGCCGGGGATGCGCGGAGGCCGCTCCTTCGTCGTCCTGACGTTCCCCTGAGCCCGCATCCAGTGCAGGCATGCGTTGACCGTGGGTGCGCTGTAGCCGCTCGCCAGACATATGCCCGGGGTCGTCGTGTGGCCGGCCTGCATGGCGACCACGACGGCCGCCACGATGGTCGGATTCGGCACGCGCTCGGCGGTGAGCTTGGCGGTCATAGGGAGCCCACCCCGACGAACCCAGGGAGGAGGTCTGGTGCCTGCGGTTGCTGTGCGCCCGGAGTGACGCAGGGAGTTCCGCAGGCGAGCGGGGCGGGCTGTTCGTTACGCGAGCGCATCGAGTGCCTCGCGCATTGTCTGGATCTTGCGGCGTGCGACAGCCTGCCGGGAGATCGTCTCCCGACTGGCTTCGACCTCGACGCGGATGCCCTTGCCGTGGAGCCGCTTGGCCCTCTGGCAGCACGGGCACCGCAGGGCGCCTGTGTGGTCGCGCTGACCGGGCAGGCCGGACTGGCAGGGGCACATCACGCCGCCGCCTCCTGCGAGGGGGCGGGGGTGCGTTCCGACTTCGGCGCGTGGGCAATGTCGGCCTTCAGAGCGCCGTCAGTCTGCATCTCGATCTGCATTTGCGCCGCCATCGGGATGCCGTTGCGCTGCCAAGCGTAAAGGGTCGCCCTGCTGACGCCGGTCTCTTTCGCCGCCGTCCGCAGGAATCTGTAGTGACGAATCATGTCTCGGATGTCCATGGTGCGCTACGTTGCCGCTTTCCGCGCACAGTGTCTAGTCGGAAATTTCGATGGATTGAGCGCGAACATATCGAAACTATCAATTAGACACTGTGCTAACCGGGGCCGATACTGTCTCCCGTGCCCACCCACCCGGGAGACGACGATGGCAAAACCGAAGAAAGCAGACGCGGCGCCCGAGCCCGTCGAGATCGTGGCCTACAAGGGCTTCGGTCTCGACTGGAAGTGCCGCGACATGCAGTACGAGGTCGGCAAGACCTACACGCACGAAGGCGAAGTCGTGCGCTGCGCCGAGGGCGGATACCACTGCTGCGAAAACCCGCTCGACGTGTTCGCCTACTACCCGCCCGGGACGTCGCGATACGCGCTGGTGCGCGCAGCCGGCAAGATCGATCGCGACACCGAAGACACCAAGATCGCCAGCGGCTCTATCACCATCGAGGCTGAGATTCATCTGCCGAAAATGGTCGAGGCGGCCATCGCGTGGATCACGGCCAAGTGCTCGCCGGCCACGGCCGAGCACGCCACCGGGTACCAGAGTGCCAGCAGCGCCACCGGGGACCAGAGTGCCAGCAGCGCCACCGGGTACCGGAGTGCC